GCAGGTCCAGTCATCTGGAGGTTGGGTGATGCCTGCTGTACCTACTTATCCTGGCCCGCTGCTAGTTCTGTGCGTAATCATGTTCTGTCGTGGTTGCTATCTGATTAGTCAGTGGTATTGGGCACGAGAGCGTGCCCGTGGACCTGAGTACTGGCAAGCAATGCTGGACTCCGAACATAGAAAGGGAGCTTGAGATGTTGGAGGCTCGTGCTCGTTGTCGTGGTAAATGCGGTAACGACTATTTCACTTCGGTAATTGAAGACGAGGTGTGGGATTGGGTTGGTGGTTCTTTAATTCAGGATGTGTGGCCTGATAAGACTGCCGATGAACGGGAGATCATCATGCAGTCTCAGCTTGTGAGGTTGTTGGATCGGCCTGCTGGCTATTCGTACTATATGTGTCCTCCGTGTGGGGATGAATTGTTTGGAGAAGACAATGACTGATTGGAAAGACAACACAATCACTGGTCGCATGCTGGAAGCATTGGAAGAAATGATCGTCCATCATGTGAACATACTTATCGATGACGATAATGAATGGTTCAATGATCTATTGGATCGCAGGATCGATGACCGCTTAAAGATGTGGTCTGAAGTAAACAAATACATAGGGGAGCAAAACAATGAAATGTCCTAGGTGCCGAGTGTCTGACCTTGCCGAGGTGCAAGCTCAGAATGCTTTGAGCCGCTTTGACTCAGGTTTGTATATCTGTAGTCCTTGTGGTGAGGATGAGGCTGTCCGTGATTTCTTCGATGGGTTCCGTCGCATGGAGCCTTGCGAGTGGCCTGTCCGTACTCGTTACACATTCCAATCCCTACTGTCAACGAGTCGTTGACTTAGGTGAATACAGGGCCTATACTTAGGTCGAAGTGCAAATAGGGTCAGTGCCCTATTTCTAACAGCGTTAGAAACAAGTTCTCATACACATCATTAACAGGGAGGTTAAGTATGAGCATCATATCCCCGACTCCATACGGTGGAGGTGAATACGGCATGATCGAGTCCGAGCATAGGTTCGGTGGTCAAATGAATGCTGTGGATGCCGCTATCGATAACGGAGTCCTATTCAAAGTCCACTCGATGCCAATAGAGATAAAGGGTCAAATACCTGAGGTGAAGAGTGGCAAATACAAAGGTGAACCTGAGAGAAAAGTCTTGTACAGGCAGGACAATGATTGGGAAGATCCCATGATTCTCAATGTGGTTCCACCTCAGCATCCTGAGTCCAATCACCAACAGTGGATTGAAACAGTAGAAGCTGCTTTTCCTAACTCATGCACAGCTATGCGCCCGCTGGATAACGGCAAGCGATTCATGGCAACCTTTGAACTAGGAGATGTATACAACGTAGCTAGCCCCGACTATCCAGACTGGTTGCAGTCGAATCTCCTTATAGGTGGTTCTTTGGATGGGACATGGCCTACGTTTATGTCTTCATATGTTGGGCGGCTCTTCTGTAGCAACCAATGCACAGCAGAGAACACCAAGATAAAGCTGCGTAGAACTACGAATCACGATCAGATTCTGTTGGATCGTAGTCTTGTGCTTGCTAAAGCAGGGCAACATGCGGAGATGTTTAACCGTATGGCTGGCGCTATGCGTCGCATACTCTTTACTTATGCTCAATATCAGAGCTTTCTTCGTACCTTTCTGCCTGAGCCGACTGCACCTGAGGGCGAAGAGGTGAGCACTCGGACCATGAATGCGTGGGAAGAGAAAATGAAAGCTGTGAAGTATTACTGGCAGGTGGAGGACGATGGTCCTGCGGCTGGTACAGCGTGGGCTGCGTGGAATGCTATTCAATCTGCGGAGACACACGACTTCACTCGCTCCTCTAGTACTGATCTGCAGATAAGGAAGCAGGTGGATCAGATTAGGGATAACGACACTCCGCTCACTCATAGGATGCGTGAGCTAGTCGGAGTTTGAGCATCCCGTCAGGTACAAGACAAATATGTTTTGTGTCTGGCTGATGTGCTTAAGCACTTCATAGCCAAACAAGGGAGAAACCAATGGCTGAATTTACAATAGAAATAGATGAAGATGGGCTGTTCAATTCTATGGAGCACCTCGTCGACAGCGCAGTAGAAAACTACTGCCAGAACATGGATTTCAGCGATGATATAAGTGACGGCATCGGCAACTACTACTACTGGAACAACATCTTTGAGCGTCACATTCCTGACCTGCTTACAGAGTGGGGATATGTCAGCGAAGAGAAACTAGAAGCCGTAGTAGAGCGCGAAGTGCAAGAAGCAATGAAAGCTATGCAGCCTAAGGATGAGCGAACTGATGACATTATCGAGATCCTCAAGACTGTCAGCAGTCTCCTTAGTGAGTTGTTGGGCAGGCTAGAATCGTGATTGTCAACGTTGGGTTGCCACGCTTAAGTAGTGACCGCAAAGTTGCACCTCTAGTCAGGAAAAAAGGTAAGGGCATTAACGAGGGGACCCCGAAGGTTAAGAACACCTTCGGGCTTCCCGCCCTTGTCTCCTGTCCTGGGCACACTCAATGGTGCGCTGATGCGTGTTATGCGTTGGCACTTCAGAACTTTCCAGGCGTTCGTAACTTGGTGCAAGAGAACTGGGATGTCGTGTCTCCTCACCTCAATGACGTAGACACGCTGCATGCCATGCTCAGTGCCATGCTCAGTGAATGCTCTATCGAATATGTGCGAGCAGGCATACCGCAGGACGAGTGGGTGTTCCGTCACTTCTGGGACGGCGACATTCCCTCCGCTGCGTTCGCTCAAGCAATCAAACGAGTAGCAGAGGACTTCCCCGAGTTTCAGTTCTGGTTGTATACGAGAACCTTTAAGGCAGTCCCTCTACTAATGGGTGTCAGTAACCTAGCCGTTTACTTATCTGTTGATAAGGACAATGTGCTGGATGCGGTTCGGACAGAGAAAGCTTTGCTGTCCGAACCGATGCTGGCGTTCTGTGCGGACACTTGGGAAGAGACTGAAGAGTTAGCTGCCAAGTTTCCACACCGACGCAAAGGACCTAAGTGTCCTGAGCTAACAGGTAAAACCCCGATGGTCGTCTGGGACGACGACGGGGTGTTCGGTCGTGGTGCATGTGTCGAATGCGGCATGTGTATCTACGGTCGCAACAATGTCAGGTTTGCTTCGACCAATAGAAAGGGAGAGTGATGAAGCACGTTATCCATGTCCATCAACAGAAGATCAAGAAGGGTGAAGCCGCCATTATTGATCGCACCTATAAAGGTTCAACACACCACCGTCGGGTCTATATAGATGGCCCTTGTTACATCGTTCAGCCTGATGAGCCTGACCGATGCGGCGCTCGTGTCTGGATCGAGACAGATGCGGAGACATACTATGGGTGAGTCTGCATTTACAGATCTAGAACGCTCGGCTTATGCGTTTGCCTTGTTCACTGTCCTGATCTTGGACGAGTTGAAACAGCAGTATGTAGAAGACCGAGACAGTTTCTTAGAGTTCATCCCAAGCATCGATGTCATAACTGATCGAGCTATTCAGTATCAGTTAGAGATGCTTGTTGAAGATCCTGAGATTGACTTCGATGAAATAGTCGAATGACGGATACAAAGCAGTGCAAGAGATGCGGTAGACCCACACGCTTGGAGTCTGAGATGTTTGGGTTTATCCGTCCTAAGAATGGTGTCCCTGATTGGCCTGTCCATATTTGGAATCAGTCTGTCTTGTGTGACGGTGCGCCTAAACGAATTGAGGTAGGAGAATGAATGTTTGGTTAGCTATCTGGGCGATACTTGACTTCGCATCAGTGAACCATGAACCACCACCAGAGAACACGGAAGTAGTTGAGGTTGTTTGTGCATACTTTGATCCGTGTGTGAGGCCGTTAGGGGTTGCTTGGTGTGAGAGTTTGCATAACCCTCGCGCTTATGCGGCGGCTGAGAAATCGTCTGGCTTGTTCCAGATCAATGAGTATTACTGGGGTGATGTCTTTGAAGATTATTGGCATAAACGTTTCGAGGTTGAGCAGTCAACTCGGTTTGCGTTCTACATAGTGGAACACACCCGAGAGAAGTGGGACCTTTGGACTTGTGGGAGATACAAGTGAAACCTAGGGATAGCAGAGGAGAATGCGGGGCAATACTTCCTGATGGAAGTAAGTGCCAACGTGAGCGTCGAACGTTGCAGCCTTATGATGGGCCTGGATCTAAAGACGGTCAGATTCCTTTGTGTCATGGGCACAGGAATCATTTCTTAAAGTACGGGACACCTCGTACGGATATTCCTATCAGGTTGATGACCACTCTTACGTTCGAGGAACGGGTTGAAACGTATTTGAATCCTGCGTTTGCTCATGTTCAGCTTGGTCACATCATTCGTGATGATGGAACTGTTTGCATTCTTTGGCAGGGCTTTACGCAGAATGGTGGATACGGAGCGGTCAATAGCAAGGTGATTGCTGAACGAGTAGGCACAATCCGTAACGCCTTGACACATCGTATGGTATGGGTTTACCATAATGGTCCTATACCTCATGGATTGCAGGTACACCACACATGCCACGAACCAAGATGCTGCAACATCAACCATTTAGAACTAGTAACAGGCGAAGACAACTCTTTCGAGGCGAGTACGCATTCCGTTGTCGTATACCAGTTAGAACAAGAGATAGAAAGATTATTAGAGGACAACGATGAGCTACGAAGACAGCTTCACAATCAAATGGGATAAAACAGATTTTGTTAAACATGGGTACATAGCCACCTACGCAATAGGTGGATGCCGATGCGACAAATGCAAACAACGATGGGAGGACTGGGAGTACGACCAAAACTTGTCAAGAGAAAGAAGAGCAAACATAAGATCCCTAACAGATGGAGGAAAACCTCGTGGATCATATAAACGGAGAACTTCTAATTGAATTGATGGATGAGACACATGACATCATCCATTCCGACCGTAAACTTGCGGTCCTTCTACTCGAAAGAGCAGAAAGATTAGAAGAAAAAATGCATCACTTCTTAAGTGAAGCCAACAATGAAGAAGAAGCCGAAGTCATACCCCTAAGGGATACTGATGGCGACCAATAGAAACAGACGACACGGATACAACTGCAAAGGGAAACCCTCAGCTTCTCATTACGGGAACGGATGTAGATGTTTGGGATGTCGTTCTGCTTGGAACCAATACAACAAGGAGAAAACAGAGAAAAGACGTGGACCAAGAAGAGAAAAGAAAGCGCCCCTACACGACGCTTACACAAGGGAACAAATTATGGAAGCTCGCTCCGATGACAGCATCGAAGTATGAGATCAGAGGGACCGTAGTCCCCTTAGGAGCAGGGTTAAGGACATCGGGATATGTTGTCCTCCAAGACGGCCATTACAAACAGTTCTTTGGAACGCTGGCCGAAGCCGAACAAGCAGCCGAAACATGGGCTGACAACGAACAAGACAGGGAGTGCTGCGAATGAGCACAGCTAAAGAATTGCATGAAACTTTAAGAAAGTTTGTAGACAACACAGATCCTTTGGTTGCTCTCAAACATCTGGACAACATAGATAACCAGTTAAGAGAACAAACAAAGCTCACCAGTTATATGCGTAGACATGCACTGTTAGATGCTGTCCACGCTGAAGGAAACCAAGCACGAGTTGGACGTAGCATTGGGTTGTCTCGACAAAGAACACATGACATGGTTGAACGTGCACAATTTGAACGTTTGCATAGAGTCGAACCGCCTCTGGGAGAAGGGGTTGTTTGACTTTAGTTGTATCCATGTTAAAATGGGGGGAACCCCCAAAAGGGTTCCCCCCATTTGAAGCAATGGGGAATTTCTATTTCTAACACTGTTAGAAATGGAGAAGTCACAAGGTTGGGTCGTCCCGTGTCTCCCTGCGGGACGGCTCCACCGAACAGGGAGATAGATGATTGAGATACGTTTACGACAGAGTTGGATTAATACATTCCTTAGATGCCCTGAACAAGCGAGGCAGGAACGCCTCGGACTTGTATCCCAAAAAGAAACAACAGATTTTCTTAGAGGGAACGCTGTCCACACAGCGATTGAATACGCAGGACGTTTAATGATGGCGGGTATGCCTCGCCCATCATTGGAAGAGATAACTGAAGTCGCAGAAGAATTTATTGTTAGTTACTCATCTGAAGTTGAAGTGTGGAGACATGAGTACGAGAAGATTGTTGATGTCGTTCGAGCCAATCTGAAAGTTTGGTATGACGAGTTGTTTCCCATCCTTGATCCTGTTGGAGTTGAAACTCCTTTCGAGAGGGAGATAGGGGTTAGGGGTAACGTTCGTCTAGTTCTTACTGGCACTGTGGACTGGGTAGATAAGTCTGGAGCGCTGTGGGATTGGAAGAATCCTGGCAGGGAGTACCAAGCTTGGGAGAAGAAGCGTTGGGATATCCAATCTCATGCCTATAGTTGGGCATTGGATGCAACGGAGTTCAACTTCGGTGTGATGGCCAATGGGAAGCTTCAAATAATTGAGATCGAAAGAACAGAACAGCATAAGAATGCTTTTCTGGAACTGTGCTGGTCGATGGTCCCGACAATAATGTCGGACGCAGAGACTTGGCCACAGAATTGGGAGGGCTGGCATTGCTCTCCTTTATGGTGTCCTGTCTGGCAGGCAGGCAAATGCCGAGGTGAACACCTCGGAGAAAATCCCTGGTAGGGAGAAAGGTAGAGATATGACTGACACAGCAAAGGTGACAGTTAGCTTCACACAGAAAGTTAGTGAAGCACCATATGAAACAGCGGACTACTCGCTCACCATTGAGCGGGCAGTTCCCGAATCAATGGGGGATGAAGGCATTCTTGCCGAAGTATCCTCTTTATTTGAGCAAGTTAAAGGTGAGGTCCTGAAACAATCAGGTCAGGAGATAGATCTTTCTCCCGATGGGGTTGTGATGCGACGCTTGAAAAGCGGCGTTTCCAGGCCTGCTAGTGGTCCAAGCCCCGCCGCCTCGCAAGAGACTGCCAGTGTCAGTGGTCCGTCAGGACCTACGGCAGCTTCAGTAGCGGCACCACCTGCCCCTGCCCAAGCAGGACCTGCTGGTGGCAAGATGAGTGGACGCACATATAAGCGCACCGAGTTTTGCACAGGTAAAGGTGCAGACGAACGTCAAGCTGCTTTCAACTTGCTTGCGTTCCATCCGAATCAGTGGGACACCAATGACGGCAACACCCTTAAGGTGTATGAGGTCAAGGAACACGCTGACGGATCAACCGATGTGACGAAGACAGGGAAGAACTTCCCCAACTTCTCGATAAGCAAGGACGCTTTGGAACACATCGGTGTAGCAACATCCCGCGACGTTGGGATCTGGGTCAACGATGGAGACAGCAATGTCCCATTGAAAGTCTGGAACCAAGCCGTTGGAGAATCCCAACAAGATGCAATCGAATGGGATTGGATCGCTCGTCGGGCAGAGCTACAAGCATTTGCCTATAAGGGCAACTGATGAGTGAGGGTGACGAAGCTGTCGCCCTCACCACCGAGGAGATCGATGCCCGACTTGCGGGTATCGATCTCCCCGAGGGAGAGCCACAGTACAAATTCTTTAAGCCAACATCCGAGGCAGTAGACCGATGGGTTGAATACGCCAAAGGCAGCCACGACTGCTTCCATCTAGGACTACAAGACATCGATAGTCGCATGAGAGGAGTCTGGCCTAGCGACGTACTCGTCGTAACAGGCAGAGCACACAGCGGTAAATCTGCGGTGCTGCTTTCCTCAATGGCACGCAACCTATTAGAAGATCCAGACTTTTACGGAGTGATCTATACTCCTGATGAACCCGAGATCCTGGTTGTATCCAAACTATATGCACTCTTATATCAACGAAATCTTGCTGAAGTGGAAGAAGCTCTTCGGACGCAAGAC